TTCAGCAGGAATTACGGGAGCCGCTGCACCATCAAGAGTTGTAGTTACGGCTGCTGTAGATGTTGTTGCTGTACTCTCTACAGTAGATACCGTGCTTACAGTTGCCGAAGAAGCAATTGCTGCTTCTGAGATGGTTCCTTCCGACTGTTGCTGTAATGTAGAAAGAGTGGTGGCATTTCCGGCAATCACCCCATCTGTATTTGCATCAGCCAAAGACGGAACAGAGGTAGTCTGTTCTGGATTATTTGGATCTGGAAACTTAACTCTTCTCTTTTCAATTTTGTTTAGTCCCCCAACGCTGACTTTAGATGAGTTAATGCCTTCAGGATTGAGATCAATACGAGGAGCAACAAAAGTCATATTCCCATCACTTGCAACAGTATAAGAACCACCAACACGATGAACTAAACTTCCCTTGGTATACATGATGACATTACCATGCACTAAGGTTCTCATGTCTCCATCTACTTCAATATAGAAATCCTTACCTACCTTGAGTTGTGCCTTACCTTCGTTGGTATAGAGTACATCTCCCTTGATCATCATCGACTTTGACCCAATTGTCAGTTCATAGTCGCTTCCCTTAATTTTGGTAACGCGAGATCCATCAGGTCGAATTTCTTCAAAGGTTCCTGCTTTATGATATCGATGCAATCGTTCTGCTGTTGGAGTATCGTCTACTTCAAAGATATGTCCCGATTCACTTTCATACACATGGTTATGGGGATAAGTTGCACCATATGCAGATTTTGGCTCTGCCCATTGACCAGTCAATGCGGTAGGAATGGTAGGAATGCGAGCATCTGCACGGGGTGTCAGAATGGTTTTTTCTAATGACTGTCCACGCGCAAGACGATTAGTATCTTGTTCTCCCAAGTAATCGTCTAACGGATATGTGCCACTTGGATCATAGAATCCACGCTCAGTATCTTTAAAGTTACCATCAGTATTTCGAGTAGGAAGACCTGCAATAGTTCCAATGACAATAGGATCTTGTGCATGAGGCCCATCACGAAAGAAACCTACAACCCATGTTCCTGGCAATAGTCCTGTAGGGGATTGTCCTTTACCGCTGATTGCTGCACTAGTGATAGGCTGCATTACTGATGCCCACGGTAAGGATTCTGTTGGAATCAATAATTTATCTTCTGAATGGAATCCATATACACGAACTCGGCAACGACCAAGTTTTAATGGATCGTTGGTGGCTTCTACTACGCCATGCCACCATACAAAGTCCATTTTTCCCATGTAATCATTGGGATTGTCAGGCATTTCATTAAGCATGATTAGAAGTCTCCACCCGCACCAAAAGTCTGAACATCAGGAATACGCTCATCATAACCATCCTTCACAAGTTCCATTTTCATTGTATAGTCACCATCACCAAGTTCATGGAGGATTGCTGTGATCATATATCGACCAGACAGATATGGGTCATACCAATCATCTTTGCCCTTAGGATCTTCTGTGCTTGGAATATCGACAGACACAATCTCACCAACTCTACGCCGAGAATCACCATTGATAACAACTGTTAAAGTATTTGTCCTAAATTGATTCATTTGCGATTGACGGCGAGTAGATACGATGTGCAGTTCATCGTTATCCTGCACCGTATCGTACTTGTATGAATGCTTTGGATAATACTTCTGATATGCCGTGACATTTTCACTATAGGTATCTGATAGTTTCGACACAAGAGGATACTTGGATATTGTTGGAATTCGATCACGATGAGTGAAATAGGTATAGACTTCGGTTTCTGCTTGCTTACCTACGATATCAAGTGCCATTGCATTGTTTCCATACACACCAGAAACCACTTCTCGCATCTTGTCTCCTCGACCACCTATACTGAAAGACAATATGTTGTAGAATTCTTTCTTGAGAAATATCTCAGCAGTTTCAGGATTTCTAGAAGTAGGAGTATGGTGATACTTAACAACACTCTCCTGTTTTTTCAAGAAAGAAAGAGGCACAAATTGATATTGACCATCTAGACTTTCAAAGAAAACATAGTCACAGGCTTCTGGCATAACTTCTGCTGAGGATCTTTTAGCAAGCCAACTAACCGTATACATTGGATTCCAATTGGGTACGATAATGTTTCTATTTCCTAATGTAGGACAAGCATTAACTGCTACACCAAAAGTATCTTGCATGATTGCTACTACCATGTCGCTATACGGCATATCACTAAATGCTCTTGATATTCTTAATTGAGAATTCTGATACACCGTAGGAGATACAAATTCAAGACGGATGAGTGTACTTCCATCTCCTTGCATCTTTACTTCACTTGCTACCTTGTAAATAACAAATTCCTTAGTAAGAAATGTGTTTTGAGTATCTTCTCCTGGCGTAGCAAAAGTAATCTTTAGTTTTTCTCGTCCTGTGATTTGCAGATATCGAGACAAATTCAAAGCATCAACTAAGACTATAAATCCCGACAGTCCGTTTGCAAAGATATCCTCGTAGATGTTCATGGAAATAAACTGCGAACGAACATCAAGTATTGCACCTGCTGCTGATTCAATAGTAATAGAATCAATGAGTACATCACCAGGATTGAGAATTTTGAAATTAGGTATTGCCATTTTTATTCAAACAAGGATCGGAATTGAGTAACAATTGAACTCATGAAATCTGGCTTAATTACTCGAATAGAACGCTTCTTGTCGTTATCTTTGAATTCCTGCGTTCTATTTGATATGGCAAGTGTTTCAACAAATTCAATGCCAGAAACATATCGATTGAGAACTGATGATGGATTTAATGGATCACTCGGAGGACCGTTTCGTGGATCAAGAACATTACCATCACTATCTTCAAAATGATTGACTCCATATTCATGGGGAACTATCTTTGAGAATGCAAACAACTTTGAGGTATCCCCATCAATATAAATGCGAGCAAAATCATCAGTTGAAAGCGGAGAATCAATAGTAGAATCAAACAATGAAGCCTGTTCTCCACCTATTACTATACAGTTATAAGTTGGATCCCAATTGATTATGTTTGCAGTAATCGTAGTACCATCAGTCAATATCTGACTTATTGTGGTTGCACCTTTAAGCACGGTGGTATCCTGCAACTGAAATGTATTTGGAATTCTTGCTGAATCAGGATAGTACAACGCATAACCTTTGTACTTTGCCTGTAATTTACTTTCAAGTTCAGCAGAAGATAAAGGCCATTCAAATATTGGATCATGAATTTCATTGAACATCAAGATTGTCCAATGCAAATCGGTACGATCATATATTCTGTGAGAGAGGGTCTCTGGTCGTTCGCCATCTTGAATTTCATAGGGCAACGAGGTCAATGCTGAATTCTTGAAATACTCATTGATTTTTGCACGAACAGTAATATCCTTGACTGTAATTACTTTGGTAAAATCAGTAGGATCGTTTATATACGAAATAGATGGAAAGTATGTAAAGTATGGCATAGGTTAGAAGCCTTGATCTATTCTTTCCTGTGTAAGGATTTCGAGTTCACTGAAACCAATAGACAATTCAATCTTAGTTGGTGCTGCGCCTACCTCATCTGGCTTAAATGTGGTAAAGGGATTGGTTCCATACTTCACCGTAATGTCTGTCAGCGCACAACGAGCAATTCTAAACAGATAAAGATTTTCTCTATCTGTGTTGACATAGGTTACTCTGAATTCTGCGGGAAAGTCTAAGAAACGACCACCAAGAGCGCGAGATGGAAGAGCATATCTCTTGAGTGTTCGTATAATTGCATATACTTCTTCGACTTCTTTTTGGCTTCTTGGCATAAATTCAAAGGCATATGTGAAGGATCTTCTATCAACACTTTCAAACAGTTGCAGCATAAATGGATTTTTTGCCTTCCTATGCTGACCTGCTTCGACTAATTGCTCAAGATTAGTCTTGCCTTCAAGTCCCATATTATCTCCAAGTGTGTCAAGTTTTTCGCCAAGTTCTTTGACTACATTCATAGCCATTTGCTTGCTTATGGCTTCCGATGCTGCCTTTGTAGACTCATCCATACCACCATTGGTAGCCATACTTGCGAGATTCTTTACTCCACCCTGAACCAGAGTTGACATTTGACCAATCTTTGTAAAATCAGCCTCTTTGTAAGTTGCTTTATACGAAGTCTCAATACCGTTTCCTGGCATATACAGACAGATTGTCTTATTTGCTCGTTTCATGGATCCTGCAATTCCAAGAGCCTCTTGAACAAATCCCTCTTCTCCTTTTCCAAGAGTCTCAAAATTTTGCCCTCCTGCCTTTATTACTTGTGACAATGTATCTTTGGCAATTCCCGAGGTAATAAAATTTGCACCTTTCAGTACTTTTCCGACATTTCCCCCTTTTACTGGATCGAAAAAGTCTTTTCCACCAAGTAAACCAGCGATTGCTATTGCCTCTGGTAATAGGGTTTTGGCGGCACCTATTACAGATGCGGCTTTCTTGGATAAGGCAGATTTGGATTGCGCTTCCGAAGCAAATATGGGTTTTGTACTATGCTCCCCGTGAAGCCCATGTCCCTTATTTTCAAATATGTCAATTACCATAAAGTTTTGATGTTCGGGGCTATCGCCCAAATCAAAGGGATATCTATAGAAAGATTTCTCTTCAGGAGAATAAGGTACCGCAGATGATCGACTCATATCACGATCTGCTTCACCGTCTGATGTCCCCTTAAAGGCTCTTCCGTTTCCGTATAACCGTTGGATAAAGTTGGATGATTCC